GTTTTGATAAAATTGGTACTGGTATGTCTCAATCATCTGGTGTTTTTACTTTTCCAAGCACAGGCATATACTTAATTACTTGGGGTTATATTGCTTACTCTTATGGTAACGCAAGGTCCGTAAATGAACATCTTGAAGTAACAACAAACAATTCAAGTTATAGCCAAGTTTCAAATGCACAAACACATATAAACAATGTAGCTTCTTTAACTTATTCAAATGCTGGTGGCTCTTACATATTTGATGTTACTGATACAACACAATGCAAATGTAGATTTGAATTTACTGTAACTGGTGATGCATCTAGTTATACAGGAGATAGCACATACAACGAAAATCATCATACTTTCATTCGTTTAGGAGATACATAAAATGGCAGATAAAGATACAGGCAGACCAAATCATATTGAAGATGCTTTAATGAAAATGTACGACAATCAATGGTTTGGGTGGACAGATAGTAATAACAAAATTTATGCTAACTTAAAACTTTCTGACAAAGTTGGTGTTAATGGAAACATTGTAGATAATCCAGTTACTACACTTCCAACTGAAGAAGAAGTAAATGCAAAATTAAAAGAGTTACAAGATGAATGGGATAGTGATAATGATTAATCCTAAATGTGATTGTGGAAAAGACGAGTGCGATTGTCAGTAGATGCAAAACTTTATAGCTTTAGTGCTTCTAACATTGTTAGTTGTTGCTTCCAAACCTGTTTTTTCAGATACAAATTCACAAACAAATCAATCTGGTAGTAACACAAATATTACAGGTGGCTACACAACAACAAACAACAATACATATCAATCTGGATCATCTAATGACACGACTTCTACAACTACTAATAACACTACGAACACTACAAATAATAAGTCTACTGTACCACCTCCTAGTGCCAATTCACCATCATACAGTTCCATGTCGCAAGATGTTTGTAGCATGGGCGTTAGTGGTAGTATTTCTACTAGCTTGGTTGGTGTTAGTGGGGGTAAACATTTTGTCGACCTCAACTGTGAACGTATAAAATTAGCGAAAGTCACAAAGGATTTTGGCATGTCCGTAGCAGCTGTGTCAATATTGTGCCAGGATGAAAGAGTGTTTAGGGCCATGATGATTTCTAATACACCTTGTCCTGCGCCAGGGGGATTACTAGGTGACAAAGCTATAGAGTTTTGGGAAACCTATCCAGAATTAAGACCAGATTATGAGCATTATATCATACAAAAAGATTACATTGATAAAATCAACGCTGATAAAGTTTGCACTAATTGTGATGTGCAACCTATCAATATCAACATACACGATAGGTGAAACATTAACTACAGGTAACTTATTACCAAACGCAAACGATGGTGTAGATTGGGGATCTTCTCAAACTGACATGATTAATGATGGTGGTAGTGGTTTTGTAACTAACGGATCTGTTGTTAATGGATTTACAATAACATGTCCTACATCACAAGCAAACTGTGGTTATAAGTATGATGTTGGTGGTGATTTTGAAGTAACAGGTACAGCAACTCTAAGTGTTGATAACATACCATTAACTAGCAATTCTATAACACAACAAATGCTAGATAATGGAATAACATTAAACAGCAAAATAGATGTTGCTAACTGTGAAAGTGTACAAGGAAATTGTGAAAACAAAACAGGTAATGATGATTCACATACAACAACTGTAGATCTAAAAGATAATACTGGAAATATTTTAAGTACAGTATCACAAACAAGAACAACTATAACTGGATTTCAAGGTAGTTGTAATGGTTATCCTGGAGTAAGTGGTGATGGCAGATCTATAGGATGTGGCCAATACACAGATACAATAATTTATAATGATATTGGCAGTAACAAAGTAGATTGGTCCTGGAGTGGTACAGACAGTCACGGATCTACATCCAGTAGAGGTGGTCCAAATCTTTTAGGTGCATCTTTAAATATGACGTATTCTAATACTGAATACAATCCAATAGATAATAATATTGAAGAAGAAATAAACAATATAATTGTTGAGTATGAAAATTTACCACCAATAACAGAACTACCAATATTTGAAGATATAACCTGGGTAGATAATTTTATTTTTACTGATGAAATTATTGAAAATGATTTTACAATTATATCAGTTGACAATTTTGAAGAGCTTGAAACTTTTGAAAATTTTGAAGAACTAGAGATAGCTGAAGAATTTGAAGCTATCTTTGAAGAAGAATTTTCAGATGAAGAAATGGAAATTTTAGAAGAGGAGTTTGCAGATGAATTTGATGAACTTACTAATGAAACCATGGATGATGTTGTTGAAGATGAGCCAACTGAAATGGTTGAAACAGAAACCAAAGAAGAGAGTTTTACGGAAAGTAAAAATGAAGAAAAAGAAATAGCAGAAGCTAAAGAAGAAGAAAAAGAAATAAAAGGAGAAAACAATGAAACCATTGCAGAAGAAAAAACCGAAACCAAGAAAACCAAAGGGTTACTAGAAGAAGAAAAAGAAATAGAAGTTACAAAAACAGATGACAAAAAAATAAGTATAGATCTTATTGATAATGTTTCTGTTGAGTTAAAAGAAATTTCTTTGTTTGATGATGGCAGTAAATTATCTGCTTATGATAATACAGATTTTTATCAGCCAGAAAATATTTATACAAATGTAGATAATACTTTGTTTATACAAGCAGATCTATCTATCTACAACAAAGGTATATATCTCAATATAGGTTTAGATAATTATATATCTACTGATCCTGTTGGTCAGCATGAGAAAAAAATATACGACCTTAAAGTACAAAAACTATCAATAATGATAGAGTTACAAAAACTAAAGGATTTATTATGATACAAAAACTAACTAATTATGCATCTATTATTGGTGTTATTGGCGCAATAGGTGGTGGATTTTACGCCTGGGGTGAGTTTAATACTAGACTTGATGCAATAGAAAACAAAGAGTTTGTTGTTAATGAAACTGTAGACCTTGCTCCAATAAATGAAAAGATTTCAGATCTAGAAGTAGAAATATTAGATCGTATGTCTGCACTAGAAGATGAGTGGATGGCAAGAGATAATGATACTAATGATGATATATTAAATGATATTGCTGGTTTAAAATCAGATGTTGAAGATTTATTTGAAAAAGCATCTAAAGCTGATAGCCAATTACAACTAAACATTGTCGAGTTATCTGATAAAACTTTTAAAGAATTTGGTAAAATTAAAGATTTAATTAGTGAGCTAAACAAACTTATTGCAATCGCACAAAAAACATCTGAATTAAATAAAATATTAATTGATGAAATAAAAGCAGAAGCAAGTAACCCACTTGGATAATGTTTTATATAACTGCTTTTATATGTATGTTGCAAATAAATACGTTACCAGTACCAGTTTGTTTCGCTGATGCGTCAATACCTTATTCATTTAAAACAGAAAATGAATGTTTAGAAAAAAGAGATAACTTAATAGAATTAATTGACCAGGAATTAAAAGACAGAAAAATGTCTATGGTTTTTTATTGTAAACAAATAGGAAATTTTGAGGAAACAAATGTCTGATTGGGAAAAAGATGTTGCTGAACTTAAAACAGATATAAAATATTTGCGTGAGGACATACAGATTATGCAAAAACAAATAAGAGATCTAAATGTTTCTGCAAATACAGGCATGGGTTTCTTTAAGGGTATACTAATAATAGGATCTATATTAGCTGCTATTTATACCTGGTTAAGAATTGTAGATTAGTTTTGTCTTATTTTGGAAACCTACAAAAAATAAAAGTAGGATTAGCAAATGAATACATAGCTGCTGCATGGTTGACTAAAGAAAATTATACAGTTTACTGGAAAACACAAGACAATGATGTCATTGACCTAGTGGCTGTACATAGAATAACAGGTGAAGTTTTAAAGATAGATGTGAAAACTGCATCTATACGCAAAACTTGGAAACCTGGTACAGTGATAGGTAGAAATTTATCTAAATATCAAAAACAGTTAGGAGTAAAAATTTTATATGTTTTTAAAAATGGAAGCTGCAAGTTTAAACCAGATAAAAGAAATGATAAAAAGACATGAGGGGTACAGGTTAGAGCCATATCGATGTACAATGAACAAGCTCACTGGAGGATATGGCCATGTTATTTTACCTGGTGAAGAAGTACCAACAACAAAAGATGGTTGGGAAAAAATATTTGATAAAGATTTTGATAACGCTGTAGAGGGTGCTGCACGAATATGTGATGGCATGAGTATGCCTGATAAAAAATTTGGCGTATGGGTTTCTATGGTGTTTCAACTTGGAGAAAATGGCACATCCAAATTTAAAAAAGCCATTAGTGCTGCCAAGGAAAATAATTGGGATGAATGTGCAGATCAATTATTAGATTCCAGGTGGCATCAACAAACCCCACATCGTTGTGAGGAACTTGCGAATATCATTCGAGAGGAGAACTAAAATGGATAAAATAAAATATATATGGAATGGATTAACTAAAAGAGGAAAAATTTTAGCTAGTTCATTAATTATAATATTAGTATTAATAATAATTAGTTACTTATAATGTGGCAGTTAATAGCAAAACCACTTTTAAGTGTAGCATCTGATAGCGTCAAAGCTTTTGCAAAAAACAAAGCAGCAAAAAACGAACTTAAATTAGAAGAAATAAAAGCATCTAAAAAAAGAATGGAGGACATTGCTGCTGGTAAAATTGCTTGGGAACAATCAGCTGTGGACCAAATGCAAAACAGCTGGAAAGATGAATTTTGGACACTTATTTTTGGAGCAATATTACTTGGATGCTTTCTGCCCTGGACACAAGATTATGTTGCAAAAGGTTTTGTATTTTTAGATGAGCATACACCACAATGGTTTAGCACATGTTTAATAATTTGTATCAGTGCAAGTTTTGGTATTAAAACAGCTAAAGGAGCTATAGGTATCTTTGGCAAAAAGAAGTAAAAAAATTAAAATAGATGTACCTGGTCTTTGGTTTTTTTCTAAATCAAGAACTGAACAAGAAGAATATAAATTAAAAAATAAAGTTTCCTCCTGTATCAATCACACAGATCATCCTATATTCTCAAAAGACCACATGAGGACCTGGATGTGTGGAAAGTGTTTTTTTAGCAAGTAAGTCTAAAAAAACAAGCTCATAGAAGCTCACCAGCGACTTTGTAGCAAGTCCGCTGTGTGATTGTACCCCCCTAATTTTTGTAAAATTTACCTATTTTGTTACTTGCAGCTGTAAGTGATTTTACATCTTTCCAGTTGTTTCCTCTTTCATATAGCACTGTCATATGCTTTGAGCTATGATCTAAATGTGCAAGACTTGTACTATCAAGATCTAAATACTTTCTAAATTTAGCACCTAGACTTCTAAAATCATGTGTGCTTATGTTTCCATTCCACCCACATTGTTTAAATAAATCTTTAATGTTTTGTAATATAATATGATACCAGGAATAATTGCCATTGGCAGCTGGTAAAACTAAATCCCTTGGGTTGTGCCATTCTTTTATTTCTTGCAGCCAATCTAAAAATATTTTTGTGTATTCTTCAGATACAAATACAACATTAGCAAAACCTTTATTAGCAAAATCTGTTTCATAAACTCTCGGCAAGTATTCAACAACATTAGTTTTTACATCAATACTTTTATCAATAACAAAACCATTTATCTTTGTACTAAAATCATTTTTTTCTATTGGTATTATTCTACTTATTCTTTGATTTGTTTCCAACAATGTTCGTAAAGTTACAAAATAAAAATTATTTTTTTGTAATTTTGCACAATCTAATACTTTGTTAATTAGATCTATTGTTTCTTTTGGATTATCTGTTTTTAAAATATCTGGTACTTTTTTTATTCTTCTTTTGTATGCAGAATTAAATTCATTACGACTAACCTTTTTTGTAATGTACATTTGTACACCCATATTTTCTTGTGCAGCAACATTTAATATTGATCCAAGTTTAGACCAGCTGCTTTTGTTTTGTCTTAATGATAAAGTTGTTAAAAATTTTTTCTCCAGGGATGTAAGAAATTCTACTGATATATTTTTTACAGGATAATCTTTTAATGTTACTCCGTTGTGTTTTATATTTTTTATAATATCCCAGGCAAACTTACTATCACGCAACGTATTTTCTTTAATAATATTTTTATCTCTTTTTGCTATTTGTATGTTTTCTTCTATTTGTGCAGCATCACCTATTACTGCATTGATTACTGTATAAACATTTGTATTTATTTTATTAATACAGTTTACTCTTTTATTATCAGCTTCATCTTTTGTTTGTGCGTAAATTCTTTCTACAATTTTTTTTTCATTAATATTGTTAATTGTAATTCAGCTCTTAAACCATATCTATAACCTACGGTAACATCTTTTTTATTTATTCTTTTCTTTGGTGTAGGTCTTATATTTCTAACATTAAATTTATTCATATATGCTGATATATACTAATAAAATTAGTATAAAAAGCTATATTTTATGTAAGTTTTGTGCCTTTTTTGTGGATTTTCATGTAATCTAATCCATGTTCTGCACAAAATGGGAAGTTATCAACTATAGCATCTGCTTCTTTTTTACATGGATCTGCACTACACATAATTAATTTTTTTGTTAATGTTGTCATAACTCTTAATACTTCTTTGTGATCTTCTTTTCTTAAATCAGATTTTTTTTCAAGGTCTGGTAAGTATTTACCTTTAAGTTTCATGTCTTTGTTATTTCTTTTAATTTTTTTAAGTTGTCGTTTTCTTCTTTTAATTTTTTGTTTTCTCGTCTTAACTTCATATTTTCTTCAATCTTTTGTTCATACAAATCTAAAATAATTTGATTGTCTTTCATTATTTCATCTTTTGATTTTTTCTTAACTGTTTCATTGTTTTTCGTACCCATGTTTTGCTAAATCCTATCTTTTCAACTAGATGTTTTTCTGCTTTTTTATTTAATTCTTCGCAAAAATCGTTATGTTCTTTTTTTAATTTTTCGATATAGCTGCTACCCTGGTTTTTTACCACGACAGGATAACAGCTGTATGTTTTTTAACCAAAATTAAAATCCACATCATCATCTTCATTGGATTGTTTTTTTGGTGCTGGTCTATTTTTTTTGAAACCAACAGATTTTGTGTATCCAGATTCAAAATCTGCAATAGAAACTTGCAATACAGACTTTGCATTTTTGTTCTGTGTTGCCCAAACATTAAGATGCACTTTTGTACCAGCTTTAAATGTAACATCTTCTTTAATAGTAAATCCACTTTTCTCTTTATCATCAACAAATGTAAGCGATTCACCAAGAGGATATTTTTTTCCAGCACCTATGTGTCTGTCCAAAACTTCTTTTAATTCTTTACCTGGATAAAGATATAAATTAAATTCTGTCATTTAATTCCTTTCTTTTTTTCTTTCAATATCTGTACAATTTCTTTTTTTGCTTCCCTATCTAAGTCATCGTACCACTCACTAAAAGGTTTTTTCCGCTCCTCAACACCAGCATCATCGGAAGCTTTGTCAATCTCGGCAGAGAAATGCTGTACTTGTTCAGCAAGTGACATAGACTTCCAATTAGCTGGTAACGAAGAAGTATAAGAGCTTTTACTATCAGACTTATTCTTTTTAGTAGATACTTCTTCTTCTTCAGCTGTTGCTTCCTCCTCAGCTGAAAACTTATCTTCGTAAAAATCACCATGTAATCCAGCAAGTTTAAGTATAGCTCTACCAACTGCCCTTTTTTCTGCCATAGCCACAGGATATTTATTAAATGTGTTATGTGGTGATGATTCTCCGTAAGTAATTACTTTTTTCTTATCAGTTTGTGCTTCGCACTTAACAACTGCTATCCTTTTTTCTGTGTTAATTTCTATAACATCTAACTTGTCTATGTAAACTTTTGCCTGTCTACCTATTTCTTCAACATATTTGTATTTTAATACCCATGTACCTTGACAATCCCAAACAGTATCTTTTTTATCAACATTAAATTTATATTTATCTAACAGCTCTAATAATTGTTGGTCTGGTTTCTTTGCCATTATTTTTGTAACTCCAATGTAATTTTGTTAATTAATTTTTTCTGCAATTTTGTATATTTTGGCTGTTTACTTGCCCTTTCTTTACATTCTAATTTAGTTTTTTCTTCCCTGTCCATGTTTAACCATTGTTGTTTTGTACAAATAATTTTTTTGTAACTTATAAAATTTATATCCATATGTTTTCAATCTCCTGTTTTTCTTGTGTAGTAAAACTATTCCAGTAAAACCCATTACGAAAGTCTAGCTGCACAAACCTGGTTACATCCTTTTTTGTTTTGGCGTTTTGTAATAAATTTTGTCTAACCATCTGTGTTTTTCTTGCTGTTTCAACAAGTGCATCCAGATATTCATTTCTTAATTCATCACAATTATCTTTTGTAAAAATAATATAACCAGGGCCATCTTTTACATTGTTGCCTGTAACATAAACAATCATTGGCTCTTTGTTTGTTGCTTTCCAATAAAAAGATAACTGTAATAAATGATCATGCATCGGTTTTTTTGGCAAACTATTTGATGCAAATAACATTTGTTTAGTTTTTGCAGATTTACCATTACGCCTAAACCATATTGTTTTAAATTCTATTACATGTGTTTTTGTTTGTATGTCTGTCTTGCCTACAGTAACAATATCAATACCTGGATATTGCCATTCAACATTATCTTCTGATGTAAGATCTTTGTGTTTTTCAATGCCAAAATCTTTAAGGCCTTGTATAGATCTTCTTATAGCTATTGGTGTTCTTTTTGTAACTTCTGCATAATGTTCCAGGTCATCACCAGAAAACATAATTTTTTTTTCATCTAAATATTCATCAGCTGTAAGTATAGATTCTTCTATTGTTTTGTTTTCAAATAAATATGCACCTAGTCCATGTGCATATATTGTAACTTCTTCTTCTGTTGTTGGGTGTATAAAAGTTCTGTTTTTATCTCCTTGCACAGCATTACCACCAATCATGTTAGGTGATTTAGGTCTGCTGTTTCTATATTTACGATCATTTAAAACGTAATGCCATATCCAATGATCCATAGGTTTTGTGAATTGTGCTGGTGAGCTATGTTCCAGGCCATATTTTAGGTAATATTCTGGTATTACGCTATCCATCTAAACCTAATAGCATCTTGCCCTAAATATCGTCAAATGTTTTTTATACTTGTGAAACTATTTGTATAATGTTAGTTGCGTTTAGCTTATGAATCTAAAAGATTGGTCAAAACAAAATGGTATCAAAACATTGTACGATTTGGCTGTACATTTAGGTGTTGATGGTACGAAAAACCCAGCTAGATTAGTCCATACCTGGATAAAAGGTATATCTATTCCTAGTAAAAAAAATATGCAAAAAATCATGGAAGCTACTGATGGTCAAGTCACGCCAAACGATTTCTATACCAAGTAAGATAAAAATAGGATCAACGGACATATTTGTCCGTCTTTATGATGGTCTTGTAAATGTTGCTAATGATGAGGGTAGTTATGATGAAACAAAACAAACAATATTAATTGACAAAGAAATTGCACAACGATGTAATTCTTACAGCGTGTTAGTTTTAATGCATGAACTATCTCATGTAATATACAATCAACATCTTTTAAAAGACGCAACAGAAGAAGTTGTTGTTAATGCTTTTAGCCATAGTTTTACTGCTGTTGTAAAAGAAAATCCGGATTTGTTAGAGTGGATAAATAGATGCGTGAAATAAATTTTACTGATGATGAGATAATAAAACTAAAACAATTAATAAATACATTACATCCAAAACCACAAGCAAGGTATAAAATAATAAGTTTAAATAGAATCGTAACAGCTGTTTGTGCTGCACATAACATTACCCAGGATGAATTATTTAGTTCAGATAGAAGTCAAAAATACATTGCAGCTAGGACAGATTATTCTCACTTATCATATAAATTTATAACAAAAAATAAAACAAGAATAGCAAGATATATAAAAAGAAAACATAACATAGTGATAACTAATTGTTTGAAAAAAACACCAACACATCACATGCACAAAATTATAAACATTTTATTTTAATGCTGTTAGATAAATGGAAATTACTTGGTGTTGTAATGAGTAATCGTAAAGTACAACCATCAGCTGAAAGAGTTATGTATGCTTTGTTAAATCGTGAAAATAGCAAGACAAAAGCTCTTTTTCCTAGCCATGAACGACTAGCTCTTGATATAAACATGCATGTTAGATCTGTTCGTAGAGGGTTACAGGATCTTATTAATGAAGAATATATTATTAAATTAAGTAAAGGTGGTCCAGGTGTTGCTACTAATTATAAAATTAATTACGATAAATTGACAAAGTTGTCCAAAACACAGGACAAAGATGTCCAAAATATAGGGCCAAAAAAGGCCGACCAATCCATTAATAAATCCATTAATGAATCCAGAGTAAAAAAATTAATTAGTAAAGTTGTTTTAGGAACTAATCCAAATGTCAAAGCATATAAGGAGGGTAACAAGCTAGCTTATAATGATCCTAAAAATGTTGCACAAAGAATATATAAAAAAACCAATAGTATTGAACAATCCGAAGCATATTTAACAATGAAGAATAGTACGAACTGGGATGACAAAGTAAGAGCTGATGAATTTGCCAAACATCTTGGATGCCTGAAATAACAATAGATCACATAGAAAAACTTTTTGAAGAAGCAGCTGTAACTGATCGCAGACTACCAGCACCATTTAAAAAACAAAGACTAACAATGCCCTGGCAAGAAACCAGGCAAGAAAAAATGTACAAATATTCTTATAACAATATTCAGTATTTTATTCGGCCAAATAGTCTTGATATTAGTCGGTGGTGGATAGCAAGTATTTTGTTAGGTAGAATAGTTGAGGATTTAGAAGTTAAAAGAATAATTTGGTTAAAAGCTAAGAAATTTCCGTATGCTCAGATTGGGCGTTTTGTCGGTAAAGATAGGCGTAAAGTTAAATCAATTTACCAGGATGAAATAATGTTTATTCGGTTATGGCTGCAACTAAACCAACACCACAAAAAAATAAGTGACATGATTGACAAAATTGTGCTAAAAAAATGATATAATAACGCTATTAGTCGGATTTTTTTAATATATTATATTCTTTACAAACTAATAAAAATTTTTTTAAATATCTAGGTGGCTTTGTAGATCCATTCACCCAGCGTGATATAATATTCCTGTCGTTTGTTGTTGCTGTATCCCAAAGCAATTTACACAAATCGCCCTGGCTCATTTTGTTTTTATTTAAAAATGTTTTTAATTCGTTTGATTGCATAAAATAGATCTAATATATTATATTATAAAAAAATAAACCCCCTAATGAAAATAAGAGGGTTTTATTGGGTTTGATTATTAGACGCAATTTTGACAAATTGGTACTTGATATCTTATACCATGCATTACAAAAACAACGCTGCCATTGTCTTTTCTTTCAATGGTTTCTTTGTTTGGATTACCAATAGATATATTTTTTTTGCCGTAAAAATCAGACTTGTTAATTTTAGATTTACAAGAATAACATTTATATTCTTTTCTGGCTTTTTTAAGTTTCATTATTAGCTCCTTGTTTAATTTTAAATTCATTTTTAAAAGATTTTATTGCAGCAGCTTTAGAAGTACTAAAATACAACCTGGTCTTGTCGTGCCAATTAAACCTTTTTCTAGCTTTAATTTGTACCTGGGCAGAAATCGCCCAGGATGATGTTTTTTTGTGGCCTTTGTTGACATTTCCAACTTCAACAGCTTTTAATTTTTTTATCATTTTAATAATGGTAAAATAATGATTAAAGCTATTAATTGAATTGAACAAACTATTAACATAACCCTTTGTTCACTATCTGCTTTTTTTATATCTTCGATAATAAGATCTATAAATTTAAGCATTATAGCCACCTATGTTTTAAGGCGTATCCGTCATTATATAAAATACTAGATAATGTATAAACAGCATGAAAACCCATATCCATGCCACAACCACCGACTACAAGGCCATTTCCGTTTTTATTCAAACGAAAACCTGTAACAAGTGAGGCCCAATAAGACCAATTAAGAGGCGTAACGGTGTTATCATCATTAACACTTAATTGTCTTATTCCAATGTGCCTGGTCATGCCAGACTGTGAAACATGATACAACTGTGTAAAAACTGTATCACCTTTTTTAAATACTTCTTTTAGTCGATGTATTGCATACTCTTTATCGTGTACAATAGCATCAACTAAAAAAGGATTTTGATTTTTTATTTTTTTTTGCATTTTAAATAAGCTCCTTTTTTAAAATGATTTTTAGCGACCATGATTGTGAAATCCTCGGTCCAATCAGCTGGATAATTTACACCAGCTGCGCTAGGTAATTTTTTACCATCTATAAACACTCTACGACCTAAAAAAGAAACTAAACCCTTAATTTTATGGCCGTAAACATTTACAATCGTTATAGTCATAATATACCCCCTGTATAATATAAAATATTATATATACTAAAATATTATATAAACAAAATAAAATGACAGGTAGACCGAAAAAAAAAATACAGTGCCAGGCCAGGCGTAAATATGATGGTCAACAGTGCCAGGCAAAAGGAATATTGACAAAAAAAGGAAGTTATATTTGCCGATTGCATGGAGGAAAAAGCACAGGGCCAAAAACAATAAATGGCAAAATAAAAAGTTTAATGAAGTTAAAACAATTTAAGGAAAAAAGTTATGAAGAAATCGCAGAATATATTAAAAAAAATACACGAACAACTACAGCTGGGCCATTCATTGACGAGCATTTGTAGAGCCAAAGATATGCCAAATGTAAGCACTGTTTACGCCTGGATGAATGAAGATCCGGAGTTAAAAAAATTAATATTAGAAAATCGAAGAATTGGAGCAATGACCTGGCTTGATAAAATGCAAGATCTTCTTGAAAGTGATGTTGAGCCACAACAAGTTCAATGGGCCAGGGAAAAGTTACACCATGCCAGGTGGATGGCTTCAAAACTTGTAAGTGTATTCAATGACAAGATTGTCCAGGAGAATATAGGAGAGCCACAAATAAAAATTGTGTGGGATGATGGCTATTCGGAGCATAAAGCCGATGACCTCGCACACACGTTAAGAAGTACGGACAAGGTTGACGACACAAAACATAACAAACCGAATGACAAAAGCAAAATAAATTAATAAATATTTGTATGTTTGTACTGTCCTGTTAACAGTACAATATTGTAAATACGATTATAAATACTTATTTTTGTATATATGTTTTGCGTATAGCACCCATTTTGTAGTGCCAGGATTGTATATTAT